AGCATGATTTTTCTGAAAAAACATGGCTTGCGGACAATGGCATTGAAGACGTATAATAATGTCAGGGGGAAAATAACAAACTAATTACAACACAATTTGGAAAGGAGAGAACGCATGAAGATTTTGCGTGAGGCTACGCCAACATCGCCGAAGTTCATGGTGTATTCCCTTCCCGGTATGGGCAAGACGACGCTTGCGAGCGAGATGAAGAACAGCATCATCATCGACCTCGAGGGCGGCGCCAACTATATCGAGACAGCTCGCACCGAGCAGATCACGAAGCTTGACGACTTCTATGCTGCCTTGGTCGAGTTGTGGAAGGCACCTGAACGTGAGTTCGATTACATTGTAATCGACACCGTCGACTGGTTGGTTCGCCTAATCGTAGAAGATGTGGCGGGTATCGACAAGAACCACCTTACCGAAACTCTCAACCGCTCCAACGGCGGTTACGGAAACGGCAAGCAAATTCTTGAGAACCACGTCCGCACCAAGTTGCTACCTATGTTGGTAGCCATGAACAAAAAGGGCTATGGCATTTGTTTATTGGCACACGCCGATAAGCGTGACATGCTCGACAGCGATGGCACAACCATCGAGCAAATTACACCGAAGATTGACCCAGTCACGCTCAACGCATTTGTTGAGTGGTGCGATGCAATCTTCTATCTCAAGCAGGACAATACTGGCAAGCGTATTCTTCAGCTTAACAGCGACGATGTCGCTCTAGCTAAGAACCGCACAGGTATAAAGTCAAGCGAAGTAGATTTGTCAGAAGTAGATATCAACAACATCATAACAGGAAAGGAGAAATAACTATGGCAATTAACTGGGGTGAAGCAGAAGAAAAAGCTGGTGGTCAGTTCAAAGACTACGCACCAGCAGGCACTTATAAAGTAAAACTCGCTAGCGTGGAACACCACGAAGCAGGACAGAACGGTTCGATCGCTCAGGACTTTAAGTTCGCAGAAGACGAGAACTATCAGTATCCAAAGGTTACTCACTGGCTCTCATTTAAGAACGACAACTGGCGTTTCATTCACAACCGCTCACTCATGATGCTCTTCGGTGCTACAAAAGAACAGGCACAGAAGGCTATTGAGGTCTGCGAAGGC